GAGAATACCAAGCCCATTCGTGGGCGGTCGGTTGACGTGAGACCGATTGATAATCGCAGGCGGTATCGTGATTGGGAAACAATCGAGCGACGAATTTCCGTTAAAACAGACGGCACACAGCAAGAAGTTTATGCGTGTCATTTATATCAGACCGACGTGGTGTCGTATTACCCCGATGGTTCGATTGGGTTGCGGATTGACTCGTGGGCGACTCCGACAACGGCGGACTTTATGAGTTGCCATAGCCCATTCTATATATGTAAGAAATACAACAAGATATGGGTTTACCCCAATGGTCATACTGTTAATGAGGCTTATCCGATACCCGAGTCATCAACCGAGGAGTTGCGGTTGGTCATGGGTGCAGATGGGAGTTACAAGCCCGACAGACCTATAAAGATCGAGAAGGTTGTGATTGATCGGACTAAGGCGAAAGAGGCGAGGGAAAAGATTAAGCCATTCATTGATTGGGCGAAGTCGTTTAACAAGTTGACCGATGGTTGGGTCATGCAAGATACCCGAGAACAGTTTGCTGAGTATACGCAAAAGGTCGAACATACTTGGGCTACGCTCAAGGTTAATTATGGTTTACCCGAGGGTATGGTGATGTATCGGTGGACAGGTAGGGTTGAGGGGATTGATGCACAGAAAGCATACGAGTATCTACAAACATGTTCAGATGATGGGTGGATGCGGATGTATCTAGCCTTGACTGATGATTATGAGCGTGCCGAGGAATCAAGATTGGCGAAGCAAATCAAGATTGATGCCAAAAATAACAATCGTGAGATGAAACTGTATGACGTGAAGTTCAGGTGGGAAACCATACAGTCGCAGATATACAACATGGTGCATAACGCAGTCAATACCACAAAGACGATTGAGGTTGATGTCGGCAAACCAATGACTAAGGTAGTGTGATTTATCGGAGTTGGGAAAGCTTGACAAACATCCTTATAGATGTTATAATGGTTATATAAAGTGTAAGAAGTAGATGTGATTTATTAACAGTTGTTTATAAAAGGAGAGTGCGTATGTCAGTTATAAATTTTGGTCAGTCAGTTTCGTTGCGTGAGTTTGCTCATGGCATTGGGACTGTGGGTGGTGATGTAACTATCATTGGGCAAGGCGAGCCAGGAATCGGTAAGAGTTCAATGCTAAAGGTGTTGGCACAAACGTATCCCGATTACGAGATTGCCTACATTGATTGCACGTTGTTGGACTTGGGTGATTTTGCGTTGCCCTATACAGTTCAGATGGGTGAGGACTTCAAGGTTACGAAGTTTGCCCCCAATGCGAGGTTCAAGTTCCATTCGGATAAGCCTGTAATCATCATGCTCGACGAGATCGGTAAGGCGATGAAGGCGGTTAAGAATGTGTTACTTACCTTGATGCTCGAGCATAGGATTGGTGATAACTATGCCCCGAAGGGGTCGATTGTGTTTGGCACTACAAACTTGTTGACTGATGGTGTGGGCGACATGCTAGAAGCCCATGCACGTAATCGTGTGGCATTGGTTACAGTTCGTAAGCCTGATGCTGATGAGTGGATTGAGTGGGCATTGAATAATGATATTGCCCCCGAGGTGGTGGCTTGGGTTAAGCAGTTCCCCCATGCGTTGTCTAGTTATACCGACGGATCACAGAAGGACAATCCGTATATCTTTAATCCGACACGTGCGGGCATGGGTGCGGTGGTTACACCAAGAAGTTTGGAGAAAGCAAGTCATATTGCTAAGAAGCGTAGCGAGTTGGGTGATGCACTAACGATCTCATTACTCACAGGCACGATCGGTGAGTCGGCGAGTCGGGATATGCAAGCGTTCTTTACTGTGGTGGACAAGTTACCAACATGGGAAAGCGTGATCTCTAATCCATCGTCAGCGAAGTTGCCTGATGACACAGTAGCCAAATGTATCTTGGTGTTCTCGGCTATTGCTCGGGTGGAGAAAGATACGCTATCGAAGTGGCTTACATACAGCAAGCGTATGGACATGGAGTGGCAAGCATTGTTCGCAACGAGTGTGATGAAGTCCAACAAGCAATCGTTCTGTGTGATGAATAGCGACTTCAAAGATTGGGCATTGAAGAACCAATGGTTGTTCTGATTAACAGATGTTAATAAATAGGAGAGTGTGATGACAAAACTAACTGCTGAACAGAAAGTTCAGCGTGCCCATGTGCAGTTGATGAAGAACCCTAAGTATTGTTTGTATTCGGGTGTATTCATGGTGGGTGATGTTGAGATCAAAGATGATGTGCCAACGGCATGCACCAATGGTCGAGATGTAATGTATGGTCGTGCGTTCATCGACAAGTTGAGCGAGACGAATGTCAAGGGTGTGATCTTGCATGAGAATCTACACAAAGCATTCCGACATACGACTATGTGGAAACATCTTTACGACAAGCATGCACAGATGGCTAACATGGCATGCGACTTTGTGATTAACCAAATGATCGTGGACTCTGATCCGATGGGGCAAGAGGTTGCATTACCCAAAGAAGGCTTGCTTGATCCGAAGTATCGGGGTTGGGATTCGCAACAGGTATTCAATGACCTGATGAATCAAGCCAAGCAAGGGTCGGTGCATGTCAAGACAGTTGGCGATCAGGCAGGCAAAGATATTCCCGTTGAGCAAGATGGTAAGGAGTATGTTCTCGGCGAGGGTGGCGAACCCATGGATCAGCACGATTGGGAAGGTGCTAAAGAGATGGACAAAGAGGAGAAAGAGCAATTAGCCAAAGACATTGACCAAGCATTACGTCAAGGGTCGATCCTCGCAGGCAAGATGAAAGGCAACGTGCCAAGAGAAGTAACCGATGCACTTGAGGCGAAGGTTGATTGGCGAGAGGCTATGCGTGAGTTTGTTACGTCGTTCTGTATGGACAAGGATGAGTCGACATGGCGTAGACCTAATCGTAGGTGGATAGATCAAGATGTTTATATGCCTAGTCTTATCGGTGAGTCAGTAGGTCGCATTGTGGTTGCGATTGATACGTCAGGCTCGATTGGTGGACAAGAGATCGGGCAGTTCTTGGGTGAAGTCAGAAAGATTTGCGAGACAGTCAGACCCGAGGGCATTGACCTTTTGTATTGGGATATGAATGTGTGTCAGCACGAGAAGTATGAGCAAGATCAGCTAGACAATCTCTTGGCATCTACCAAACCCAAAGGCGGTGGTGGCACAGACCCTCAATGCGTGGTTGACTATATCAAGGCACACAAACTTAAACCTGAGTGTGCGGTGGTGTTGACCGATGGATATGTAGGTAGTTGGGGTAAGGGTTGGGAGTGCCCGACATTGTGGGGTATTACTAGCCGAGGTATCAAGAGTGAGGTTGGTAAGAGTGTTGAGATTTATTAACAGGTGTTAACAAATAAGGAGAGTGAGGTGAACCTAAAAGCTATGAGTATCAAGAAGTTACGGCAGTTGATTGCCGAAATAAAACTAGGGGGTGTGGGTGTGAAAGACCTATACCTGATTCGCAGTATTGAGAACGAGATTGCAGGGAGAATGATATGCCAAGAATTAAAGAACCGCTATTGATTAGCGAAGAACATCGTGGGTATCGGAAGGTGTATGAGATAGATATAGAAGGCAAGAAGATTATTGCTACCTTTACCTATGATGGCGAGTATGAGGAACGTAGTGGGTGGGAGTATGACTTAACACCATGCTATGTTGACCTAGATGAGGACGAGATCCTTGATCTCGAAGAAGAAGTCCATGTAATGCTTAACGACATCAAATAAGGAGAGTGCAAATGATTCAGAATAGTTCGATGTTAATTGACCTAAACATTTCGGTGTGGACAGGTCGTAAGATGGATAAGAAAGTATCCGAGGAGATAGACGCAAGCAAAGGAACGCATGCGAGGGCTGGAAACTATCACAAAAAGTTATTGGCAGGCACACAAAAGCTTGACGAGTTGACGAAGTTGGTAAACGCAATTCGTGCGTGGCATTATCAACAGACCTTGCCTTGGTCGGATGGTGGTAGTCGGTTGTTGCCAATGGCAAACTTCTTTGACTACAAAGCTACGTTAGGTGATTACCAGATGCAGTTTGAAGAATCGGTCAAAGAGTTCATTACCGAGTATCCAACGTTGGTGTCGGCTAGTGCATTTCAGTTGGGTGATTTGTTTGATACAAGCGACTATCCCGATGCAAGTGAGTTGGCTAGTAAGTTCAAGTTTAAGTATGTGTTCTTGCCTGTGCCTGATGGTGGCGACTTCCGAGTTGATGTGGGTGAGACTTACAAGGCAGACTTGAAAGAGCAATACGAGAAGTTCTACGAAGCCAAACTAAATGATGCGATGTCAGATGCGTGGGGTCGGTTGCATGAGTGCTTGTCTAATATGAGCGAACGGCTAACGTCTTTACCTAACCCAAGGGTATTGAAAGATGGGACAGAAATTTATACGCCTGTGTTTCGAGATTCGTTAGTGGGTAATGCGGTGGAGTTATGCGAGTTGCTTAGTAAGTTGAACGTAACCAATGATCCTAAGTTAGAGACATGTAGAAAGAAGTTGGAGAGTGTGCTTTCAGGTGTCTCTGCCGGTGAGTTACGTGAAGACGACGATTTGCGGTTGGATGTGAAAGCCAAGGTTGATGAGATCTTGGGTATGTTTTGATTAACAGATGTTAATAAATAGGAGAGTGCTATGGCAATGTATATTGCAGTAAAGCGAGAAGGTAAGTGGGAAGTTTTGTTTTCTCATGTAAATGGCGACGACTTGATTAAGCGGTGCGATACCAAAAAACAAGCCGAGGCTTTAATTAAAGTGTTAGAAACAGGACACAATGTTAAGGAGAATGAAATGAAATATTACTTAGGGTCGTTGAACATTACGCTTGGGGAATACGAGGTAGATACGGCAATTCGCTTTTCTGCTAATGGTAATCCCCGACTAAAAATCCACGACATAGCAGAAGACTTTTATGGTAATTGCTATTGTGAAGACGATGAAACTTATTACTTTAACGGCGGTGAAGTTGCAGTGGAAGTTGGGTGTTTTGAAGAAGTCAGCAAAGAAGTATTTGATTCGATACCAAACCAAATTGCCCCTGTGTTGTGGGGTAAAAGAGAGGATGAGTAATGGGATACCGAAGTGAGGTGGCATTTTGTTTACGGGTGAAGGAACCCGAGCAGTTCGTAGCCTTGACGAGAGTCAATGCTGAGGATGCGTTGAAAGAGATGTTAGACAACATGTATTACATGGAAAGTGCGGATGAGGTTGACTACATTTTGTTTACCCATAACTATTGGAAGTGGTATGACGATAGCGAGAAAGCCTTTGCAGAGTTGATGGAGTTGGCTGAAAATTATGACGAAAACTTTGCGTGCAGGTTTGCTAGGGTGGGCGAAAACGCAGACGACATAGAAGAAGAGGCATTTGGTGATGACGGATGGGATTTGGAATATCCGTATGTAGTCAGAATGCTTGAGGTGGGGGTTAAATCCGAATTTTTGAAGCCCGTAATTGAAAAGGAGAAAGAGAATGTTAGTGCTTAATGATGTAGAAAAACTTACACCAAGATATGTGCAGTTGTTGTCAGACTTTAGGCGAACACAGATCAGTCGCTTTCCTGTTGAGGTCAGGGTGGTTAACGCTGAGTTCATATCGTTTGTAGACAGTCGATTCCCTGTATCGTCGAACACGTCAGCAAATGTGCGGAACAGTCTTGGGTCAGTTTATTCAGACGGCGACAAGATTGTGGTTGAGAGTCGGTTGATTCAGAACGAGAAATACAACATGCACAATACCGATTTCCATACTCGCAAGACGCAAGACATACGTAAGGTATTGAAGTATATGAAGGAGTATCTCAAACCCTATACAGCGCAAGAGATTGCCAATAGAACCCTAGCGACTGCTAAACAAGCATTTAATGAACACAAAGAAAAAGCTATGTGGAAGGCACGGGACTACAAACTAGCGGATATGGATGTGCTATATGAAGAAGTCATGCATATGAAGATGTTGGGATACGAGCCTAAGACTGATGCGGTTAAGAAGCTAATCCATGAAGGATTCCCCGTTCTTGAGAAGTATATGAAAGTGAAAGATACAGAGTTCCCAAGGGTGCATGTTCATATTGCCCCTGATGAGTCCGTAACGGTTGCGGTATTGATGAAACAATCTAATATGGAGGTGGGTGCTACTACATACGATTCACTGGCAGCGGCACCTACGTTCATCCAACAACAAGTTGGTCTGCTTAAGATGATGGATAGGAACGAACATGTGCCTGATGTCGGTTATAAGTCTTCGGATATTGAGTTTTGGATCGAGGGTTTTTCCCAATAAAAAATAGTTGACAATTCTATAATTGTTATATACATTGATAATGTAGTAGACTTTATAGGAAAAACGTGAAGAAGAAAAAGCCATATACATTAGGTGTAGTAACGAATAGTGTGGGCGGTGTGGAGATGGCAACACTCAACAACAACCCGACTAGAGAAGCTAAGACAATCAAGTCCGATCTACTTCCAAAGTATGTATTGGAACGGATTGCTTTGCTCAAGGTGAAGGACGACTCATCCGAGCCTGTTGTAAAAGATGTTGGTAGGAGACTTGTTAGTAATTGTTTTACGATTTATTTAGATTTAGAGGAATATAAACAAATACATGCGTTACCAAGCGCATAAACTTAAGAAAGAGTGCTATGAAAAATACTAAAGTAAGTGCAGTAAAAGCTTTGATGGATGCAGATAAAAACATATCTGTTAAGGAGATTTGCGAAAAGACAGGCTTCTCAAAGAGTCAGGTATATGTGATACGTAGCTACCTGAAAAACGCTAAGAAAAAGTTAACACCTGTTAATAAAACCACGAAAGCCAAACGGGGTTACACAAAACCCACAGACTCTATTAAACGTTTACAGACAGACCTAGCGGAGATGCAACGCTTGGCTATGTATTGGAAACAGGCATACCACGAGTTAGAGATCAAGAGTAGAGGTAACGTTGCGGTTATCCAATATCTCGAGTCCAAGATCGAACAGTTATTCAAATGACCCCTGAGAAGAAGGTCAAGGATAAAGTCCGTAAAGTCCTAGCAGAGTATGGGGTTTATAACTTCATGCCTGCTACGCATGGCTACGGGCGGTCGGGTGTGCCTGACATCATCGCTTGTTTTGATGGGCGGTTTATTGCCATTGAGACTAAGGCAGGAAAAGGCACGACAACTACTTTGCAGGAAAGGGAGTTAGCCCTGATACGTAAAAGCGGTGGGGTTACTTTTGTGATTAACGAAGAGAACTTGCATGAACTGCAACAGTATCTTGCATCTTTTGACGAGGAGGGTAGGGGATGACGACGTGGACAAGTGAGGATCGGGAGAATGCCATGAAAAAAGAAGATGACGAGTATTCAGGTGGCATACCAATACCATTTGCAGGGTGGGTGCAACAACAAGATAAAGATGATACCGAGGAGATGTTGAGGCATCAGCTACACATAATCACCGAACAGTTACAGGTGTTGCAGGCTGATAACCAACGACTAAAAGCAAAGCTACGTGCTTATGGAGAGAATGAATGAGTGAATTAACTGTATTAAAAGAAGCCCACACGATTATTTATGGTGATCGGGAAAAGACCTATGGGCATCCTGCAAAGAATCTAAAGACTATTGCAAAGATGTGGAACGCTTACTTGGTTGCGTGCGGTGTGGCTACTGAGGGTGAGGGCGAACTAATTGACAAAGATGTTGCATTGATGATGATTCTATTGAAGACTGCTAGGTTGGCTAATGATATGACCCATCGTGACTCTGTGGTGGACATCTGCGGATATGCCGCTTTAATTGAAAGATGTGATGAAGAACCGACGACCGAGAGCCAAGCCGAGTAACGGCAAAAAGTTGCGGTTGATTCGGGTGCTGGGTGGCAAGTATGCCGTCAATGTAAAAGATGTTGCCAAGCTAATGCGGATTCGCATACGGCAAGCTCGGTATTACATTAGCGTGCTGACTAAAGAAGGGAAGCTATACGTGCGGTACAAACAAAACAGATACAACTACTACGCATTAAGGAGAGGTAAATGAAGTTCGACAAATTTGTGGCGAAGCTAAAAGGAACGAAGGACAAGTTTGGGCTTGAGCCTGTTGAGTTAATTATCCTTGATGAGATTGTGCGTAAAGGTGAGGTTACTATCATGGCTTTC